GGACAAGTAGGCGCTGTCACTACTATTGAATCGCAGTGAACGCGAAATCTGGTATGCCGCCGCTGCCGTGCTCTTGTAGGTCAGCAATGGATTGGTGGATCCTGGCGTAATCATGCGACATTCACAAGCATTTGCGCTGCGATCCTGCTAGCACTTTCAACGTAATAGGCGAGGACTGATACCTTCCCCGCCGAAGTGGCCACCGTTGGCGGTGTTCCGTCGACGAATTTCCACTGAGACCCGTAGCTCAACGTATAAGATCCGCCTTGCGTGATCACGATTGCGCCTGACTGCCCAGCAGCTAAATTGGCCGGATTTGCCAGGGTTGCGTTATGGCCGAGCGCCAAGGCAAAATTATTGCCAACCGCAAAATATGGCGTCACAGTAGCTGCTGACGTGAGCGTCGTGATGGCGCCTCGTTGCGCGGCGGTAAATGTCTGCGTTACCGCCAGGCCCGCAATAGTCGTCGTTGCGTCTGGCAGTGTTACCGTCCTGTCCGCAGTGGGGTCCGCTGCCGCAACTGTTAATTCAAATGCATTGTCTGTCGAGCCCTCGAAGACCAGCGAGCCGGTTGCACCGATCTCAAGAGCCCCGGTAACAGTCCCTCCGCTTTTCGGCAGGGCGGCATTCGCTAGATCGTACGCAGCCTTGACCGAATTCGGTGTCGCAGCTGTTGCCGTGCTCGTGCTTGCAGTGCTATCGGTCAACTGAACGACACCTGCACTCGATGTCGATGCAGCTACGATGCGGGCGGCGTTAATCGTTGACGCTGTTGCTGTATTGATTAAGTCGATCGCAACATCGGCGCTTAGCGACGTAGGCGTGCCAGCGCTTCCGTACCGGCCAACAAGAGTATTCTCCGGAATCGCTGCAAACATGCCAAGGGTCAGTGAGACCTCTGGCCACACCCCGTTGCCAATCAACGGTTCCGCAAAGAACCTGCTGTTGCGCCGATCGATGTAGACCGGCCGGCGCCATGAATCGGTTCCTACGGGCATCGATCTACTCCCTTGGCGTCATTCTAAAAACTCACGGCACGATCACCGGCGCTCCCGCGCTGCCCGCTTGTACAAATTGCAAAATCGGATAAGGCGTGCCTCCGATCGTCACTTGCTCTTCAAAGGCGCTAGCGGCGCTGTTGAATATCTTGAGACGCTTTGTGCCGCGCTCCAGCCACCAGTCATTTTGCCGGCACCAAATCGCCAGGGGCTCCACGCTGTCATTCCAAAGCAGTGGCCTCGCGTCGGGTCGCACTGCATCGCGCGGGTCGCCACCAGGGAACAGGATGATTCCCACAACATCGGCTACCGACAGCAGGAAGCGGTCCCAGTTCAGCTGCCTGGTCTGGAAGTATTCCATGATCTCCTCGCTTGAATACCCCCGTTCAGCCTCTGCAGCAAATTCCAGGAATTCCCGATTCTCGCCAGTTGGATAATCGTCTGGCTCGAGCCATGGCACGCCGCACTCCCAGCGCAGGGCATGGATGTGCTTGCAGTCGCGTCGTTCGTCTCTGCGCCTGGGCAGCGTGCGCCACTGCCTGTAGTACCCAACGCCTTGACGCTCCCAGGCAGAATTGACGTCTCTGGCGGCATTTGGCAGCGGAAAGCGATCCCGCGGCTGCCCTTTGTCGGGCCTCTCCAGGTTGGCTAGCGCACCGCCCAGGTGGTCTGGGCAGCAGCAAAAGAACTTGAACGACGAGCACAGAAATCGCGTGCCGTCGGTCTTCCAGGTCCGCGGTGTCGCGGGGTCGTAGGGCAAGTTGTCCCAATAGATCCGGCCATTGCGTTCAACACGTCCCGCAGGGCGCGACAAGTCAAACGTCATCGTCAGTGCCGAAGTATTGACTGCGATCAACGTCAGAGCAATACTACCTGCGTCTCGAGAAATCAGCCCGCTTGGGTAGCTTGCGCTACTAGCCGAGTCCTCAAACTGGTCACCGATGAAGATATTGAATACTCCCAGCTGAGCGGCTGTCAGAATGCCCAGCACATTCAGTGTCAGGGTATGCGTTGACGGGTCCGTGCCGCTTGTATTAAGCGTTACGCGCGCTGCGGTAATCGCTCCAGGAAGAATAATGCTCCCCCTTGTTCGGCAACTGGCGTACCATGCGCGTTCGGGCGAAGTTTGACTCGGGAATAGCGTTGTCACCTCCTTGGACGTGCCGTCTACGGCGCCAGTCACGAATCGCGCCAAGCTGTAGATCTGGTAATCGCCCCAGCTCCTTCCTGTTCCAAAGAAATATTCCTGCCCTAATCGCCAGCGCTTGTAGTCGCTATCGCGGTTGTACGATTCCAGCACAGTCGGAAATGCCGTACTGCCGTAGTCGCCTAGTCCTTCTCCCTTGCTTGGATAAATTCCGGACGCTTTCTTTGCTGTTGCGCGCGATATTGAACCCAGCCCCATGCCGCCGTCGACGCGAGAGCCGACCCGCCTAGCCATCAGCCAAAGCGGCGGGCGTAGTAATTGCTCGGAGCGCCAGTTGATCCGCTCGTCAGTCGACGCGAAGCCGCACGGCTGCCACGATTAGCGGTATCCATTGTTTCGACCACCGGCCCGCGACGACTCAGCACGCTATCTGTCGGGTCCCGCTGGAGATTACGGCGATAAGCGTCAAGGATTCCGCCTCCCTCTGTCTCAGTCCTCTGGTAGGCTGGCCGGCCCGAGCTCAGACTGCCAAGACCCGTGCCGCCACTGCCCCCGGCCGTTGCGCCACTCCTCAGCCCGCGGAGCTGCTCATCAGCTGAGTATTGCTGCTCTTCGCGGCGCTGCTTTTCAAAAGCGTCTGACCGGTTTTTTGCTTCCTCGGCGGCCGCCCTCGCGCTACTAAGCTCTCCCTGGTTCGCGCTTGACTGCTTGACCAGCTGTGCGTAGCTGTTGAGTAATTCCGTGAATCGCGCGTCATAGTCAGGCTGCTGCGCCGGTTGCGACTGCGCCTGCGCAGTCGGAGCAACTGGCGCCTGCCTTGACGGGCTGTATGTCGTAGTGGTTACGCCTGTGTTGTAGTTTTTGCTAACGGTATATAGCCCAGGCGATTGCTGTGCTGCGGGTGCTGACCTTGGTGCGGATGTGGGCGCGGGTGCGGGCCTTGGCGCAGGTGCGGGTGCAGGGCTGTTTCTGTTGTTGTTGTTGTTGTTGTTGTTGTTGTTGTTGTTGTTCCTGTTGTTGTTGTTGTTGTTGTTGTTGTTGTTGTTGTTGTTGTTGTTGTTGTTGTTTCGCGAAGCAGCGCTCTGCTGCGCGAACTGACGCTGCTCTGATACGCTGTTACCCGCCACGCTTAGTCACCTCCGCAGTTAGTAGAAGCCGCCCTGGGCGAATACATTCACCCGCGTTGCCGCACTTGGGCTGCTAAGCGCGGCCGTCACGCCCACGTATATCAGCGCGCCAGACGGCACAAACAGGCCCGTATTCTTTTTATCTGTCTCCGTTGGATAGGTTGCCATCGTCGCAGCGGGAGACGCCAGATTTGGCACAGGCACCGTGACAGGAGGAAGCGTCATGTTGACGCGCTGCCCCGCCGCGCTACCTCCAGGGATCGCGACACTGGCTACGCAAGCTGAATTCAGCGCTGTGATCGATGCATTTGTCGCAGCAGTACTCAGGAAGGCGAGGACCGTACTGGTTGTCGTCGAAGCCTCCGTAATCAGAACCGACAGTGAATCAATAAAGGCGCCGTCGTTTCCGCTGCAATCAATCAGTAGCGTCAGCCCTGATCCGCTCGGGGTATTGAAGTTGGTGGCACTAGTTAGGCCAGCCGTTCCACCAATCGTTGCAAATGAATGCAACGGCCGATCGATCAGTAACGGCTGCTTGTTCGAGGAGCTACTAGCCAAAAGACCCCCTTAACGCGTCACGCGTGCCATGGCACTCAGTCTAGTCACTGCCATCAGGCCGGCTTAGGGACATTGCGTTGGGGGCCGCCTATGGCGACACCCGTGCTCATGCCCATGGGCTGCTGCGGCATCACCGGCGTCTGCTGCTGCGCGCCGTCAATTCGAGCCAACGCACTTTGCTCCGGCAAGAAGCCGTACCCGGGCGTCGCGTATTCCGTGGCGTTTGGCGCGGGGGGCATCCCAGCCATCAGAGCTGCCGGGTCTGCTGGGCGGGTCAACAGGGCTCCTTGTGGCATCACCTGCAGGCTCCCGTCGCCATACGGATTCACCATCGCAACCAGACCCTGCGAGGCCGCGTCATACGGATGCGGCGACGGAATCGGCTGGTCCAAGTTGTTTGGGTTGTTCGGCATCCGCTGTGTCGGCGCGCGGAACGCCCCTACAAGCTGGCTCTTCTGGGGGTTCATCGCCCAGCCGTCGGGCTGCAGCTTGGTCCGGGGTGGCAGATTCATGAGCGGTCTCCTCAGCGCGGGAAGCTGGTGTTCTGCACTCGGGCCATGCCGAGATACCTGGTCAGCAGTGGATCCTTCACGCCGCCATAGCCGCTCTCGGCCACTTGGCGCTGCGCCTCGCTGGTCGCCAATAGCGTGCTACCGGTCTTGGCGGCCTGCCCACTAGCGGCACGCTGCAGCGCGTCGTTACCAGAAAGGTTCACATCGCGGATTTCATTTGGATTGAGATATGGCTCCGAGAAGTTCATTTGCGCTGCAGCCGTTCCCGGTGCAGCAGGCGCCGCAAGAGCCTGATCGCTCACCGAGTACTGCGGTGCGTTGAATACATCAGACTTACTAAATGCGCTCGAATTCACGGCTCCCATGCCCGCGGCCGCGGAAGGGTCCACCGTCACGCCGGCGTAACCGGCCTCTGCAGCGGCGCGCTGCTCGGGCGTGTATGCGAACTCGCCTGCCGGCTGCACCGTTGGGATCCGTGCCGTGAAGTCCTCAGGCAAGCCATGCTTCCTGCGAAGGGATGCGGCCAGGCCCTTGTTGGCACCGGCCCAGGCCTGAATGTCGGCTCGATCCCAGTAAGCCTGTGATGCTGGATTTGACGTATCGGCGACATCGGCCAAGGGTCCGCTTTTGCGCGCCGCCAGTGCAGCCTCTCCAGCGGATTGAGCGGCGGCGGCCATGGCCTTGCCGGTCTCGCTCTCCCAGTAGCTCTGCGGCGCGTACTGCTGCGCCATGGCTGTCACCGCCTCCCGGCGTGCGCGCTCAGGTGGCACCACATGCGGATCAGGAGCGCCTTGCCCAGGCCCATAGGCGCGGATGGCGGCATTCTGTCCTTCTCGCAACGCGGCCAGGTCGGCTTCGGTGGTCGGGGCGTTATGGATTCGGGGGTCGCTTGCCAGGCCTGGACCAGGCCGAGCGGTAGCAGGTGATACCGGGTACCACGGGTTCTGACGCGCAAATTCCGGCGTCGGCCTCAGGCCTAGGGCTCCAAGCCAGTCGACGGACGGGTACCCACCGGCCTGCTGCCGTTTCTTGACTTCTGCTGACCAGCCTGGGGAAAGTGGCGCCACTGCTTACCTCCAATTCATGGAACCTGTTGCCTGCAGGACTCGGGTTCCCACGGCGGTGTCGGCTGGCCCCGGGACGGCCATGATGAATTCCACGCCGCCGCGTTCGAACGCGTAGCGGCGCACCTCTTCGCGGCGGTAGTTCGCCACATAGAGGGTCTCAGCTAGTAGATCCACCTCCCGCAGGTAGACCTCCCGGTAGTCCTTCGCCGCCTTCAGCGGGTCCGACTGATAGATCGCGCGATCCGTGTCGCCGGTGATCCGCTCGATGCGACTCGGTTGCGGCTGGTCCTCGACCCGGAAGATCTGTGAGATCTTGTAGGCCTTGTCACAGCGATCCAGGTGCTCAATTACCCGGGTGTAGAAATAGCTGTCCGGAATCCGCGCCATGGCTTCCTCCAGACGAGCGATGTCACCCGCAGGCAGGTTAGCCCCGACATTCATGCCGAGATGCCAGCGGCACCGGCTCTTGTCGTAGTCGGATAGCTCCAACTATCGGATCGCGATCTACTGCCGATTCTAAGAAGCTCAGCCGACGTAGATCAGATCAGCTGCGATCACCTCGTCCCAATCGACGCGGCCGATTCGCTTGAGCTGATCCAGATTGCTGAAGCGCTCGCCCGAGAGGCTCAAGCGCAGCTCAACAATCTTCTTGGCAGTGCTGTAGCCGATTCCTTTAACGGCCTTGGCAATTGCCTCTGCTGAGGCCGTATTGATGTTCAGGCGGGTGTCCACCGGAATCGCGGCTTCTGGAATGGCGTCCTCGTCCACCGGACTCTCGGCCGACTGCGGCTGAGGCGTCTCGCCAGTGCGACCTTTGCCGGGCTCATAGGACACCAAGTCGGCCAGTGCGATGTACTGGATCGCGCCAGCGGAATTCTTGATCATTGCCCAGTCCTTGTCGTGGTGAGCAATGAACTCGACGATCTGGCCGTTCCTCGTGTTCTGATACAGCGCCATAACGCAATAAAAAAGGGCGCCTGACCAAGCAGACGCCCTTATTGTAGGGAGAACCCTGTCGATCACCGCAAGGGCGATCAGTTCTCCTTGTTGTAAGGCAGCGGCAGATCCTGCAGTTCGGCCACCACGTCGTCGACGTAGTAGGCCACTTCCACCAGGATCGGGGTGCCACCGGTCTGAGTCGAGCTCAGGGTGGAACCTGCCGCAGTACCGGTGCTGTTGGTCACGTAAACCCGCAGGGTCTCGCTACCAGCCAGGGTCACCGGGGTGACAACGCTCTTGACGTTCGCCACGGGGGCGATCGTGCCACTTGCCACCGCCACAGCCGAAGAGGTCGTGGAGAGGGTCGTCGTGGTCAAGACGTCATCGTTGGCCAGGGCATCAGCCAGCTTCAGGCGGTTGGTATTGGTTCCAACCAGGCCCGTGGTAGCGGTGCCAATGCTGCGATCCTTGCGCATGTCCGGCACGCGAATGCCGAGCATGTACACGTTCGCACCAGAGGGCAGCACCAGGCCGGTGATGTTGGCGCGGGGCTTGTCGTCGCCACGTAGGTCGGGCGACGGGATGATCACGTCAAAGGCGGTACCGCCAGTGGAATCCACCAGGGCATAGCCAGTGATGTGGTAGTACACCCGGCCGGGCAGGCACACCACGCACTGGTTCTGGTAAGAACTAGGGCGATCGATGTAGTTGCCGGGGTAGATCTTCTTCGCCATGATTCGTTACCTCCTATCAGTAAACGAAGGAGTACGCGACGGTCACGAAGTCCTTGTTCAGGATCTCGAAACCGGCGAAGAGCGACCAGATCATGATGATGAAACGACTAAAATCGTCGTTGTTGTTCAGCAAGATCTGGGCGTTGTTGCCGCCGATGCCCACGCCCACGGCCTGAGGACCGAAGAACAGCATCGGAGCAGCAGTGGTGACGGTCGAGGTGATCGACGCGTCGGTGATGGTCACCTGCAGGCTCTTCTCAGCGAGGTTGGTGCTTTCGAACCACCGCACGCCTTCAAAGAGGAAGCCACTCACTCATGTTATCCTAGGGGCTCTTTATCCCCTAGCTCTCACGGTTTACCATCCCGTGAGGTCAGACTATCTCACCTACTCGTTACAACTCTTTGGTTGTCAATGTGCGAGTAGCAGGGCACTCGTGGGTCCATTACTGAGTTTCCTCTCGGGACCTAGTCGTTGAACCTTCCGGGCTGTGGCCCGGCTTGGCTGCTGATTCCCCGTGCGATGGAGGGGTTCCAGCAATTCACCCTGTTTGCTACGCGACTCGCGCCGCGCAGGCCCAATTTTGCTTAGGCATCACGGGCTGACCAGCAACAAAGCCGGCCTGACCGTAAGCAGGACCCATGCCACGGAAGAAGTTGGCATTGGGTGCCAGTTCCGGCTGCATGGGGTTAACCATGCCGTTGCCGGCGTAACGAGCGATCTCACGGAACGCATCGTTCTGGCGCAGGTGCATCATTGCGGTGGGATCCGCAATGCAACGGTAGTAACCGTCAGCGAATGTCGGAACATTTCGCTTCCGCATGTCTTTGACCACCTCAAGGAGGTCGGTCTTGACATCAAACTTGGCGGATTCGCCGGCAGCGTAAGTCAGGAAGGGGGCAGAGCCAGCCTTCGACTTTTTCAGGGGGTAATAGTAACCACCCTTGGTGCTGTCAGCGGCGCCATTAGCCTCTGCCTTGAACAGTTCGTCAGAGAAAACGCGATCGCGCCACCGACGATAATCGTCCAGCAGAGTTAGACTTCCAATCGATTGATGGAAGACATTCAAATTACCGGAGTCCAGCAGAAGTCGCTGGGCGGTAAGCAGAGTCTCGCGAGCAACCTTGAAGGTGCTCGGAGCTGCAGTATCGGAAGGATCGGCGGGTCCGGTATATTCCTTAAGGGAAACAAGGACCTTGTCCTTAACAATACTGCGCGAAGATGCAGTGCCGAGGGTCTGATCAGCAGTCCGCTCACGGCTATCTTTGGTGCCAGGGGCACCCCAGAAGCGATACAGTTGTTACCCCTGGAGCTCTTTATCTCCAGGTTCTTACGGTTTGCCATTCCGTAAGGTCAGACTATCTCATCATTCCGGCCTATTAGGCCGGAATGCCCCGCTCTCGTGCCGCCTTATCGCCTTCATCCACAAGTGGGATGTTCAGGCTCGCCTCGTATTCCCGCTTACTCTTCGTGTTGTAATGCGAGAACATTAGGGTGACTTTGTATTCCATGGAGTAGTGGACATAGGGTCGTATTCTCGCTAGAAACCCGGGCATCAATGAGCTCGGTATTCTCAGTCGAAATGAACCCCTGTCCTCGTAGGGTCTTGCTTCAACATTGGTCAACGAATAAATCCAGTCCCGCACAAGGAGGGCTTCCTCCAAAGGGCGGTATAGATTCAGGATCCCTTTGTTAACAGCAGAAGTGGTCTTCCCTACGTTTCCGTCATCCATCCAGAACAAGGCTAGAGCCTCTAGCCCTAGGAGGTCTAAGACCTCCTTCGAGAACCTTTTCTCTCCGTTTCTATAAAAAAAGAGAGTAGAGGCCCTTGAGCGCTGGATTGACCACCATCGCCTGGCATGTCATTGCGCTTGTTTTTGTGCGCTTGTCAAACACTGGCCTGGCGGGGCCAACAGATCCATTAGTCCCCAGCTCCTCGTTAATCCGGTTAACCTTGTAAACCAGATATTCACGCTGCCTGGCCGAATGAGTAAAACTCAGGTAGACGGAGTTTGGACGCTCCTTAGGGATGCCCAGACACCCGTCGCCGGCTACGGACGCAAGCGTAAAGAGGGGGAGATCAGTCACAGCGGTAGTCGTTGAACCTTCCGCTCATTTCGGAGCGGCTTGGCTGCTGATTGCCCAGTGTACGCCCTGGCGGGCGCCGCGGCGGGGTCCCAGCAATTCACGGGGTTTAATGACCGCCATCGCTAGCTAACGGTCAAGCTGAACTGTCTGTCCGGGTTGCTTAGAGAAATCGTGAACAACCACGGGCTCGACCGCCATCTCAACGATGTACGAGGGATGGGGTCGATACAGCTCGGCACCTAGCAGCTTCGGAAAATCGTTCAATCACTCCACAATTTCTTATGGGATCGGACTATCTCTTCACCCAGATTCCTGGGTGCCGGGCGCTAATCGTGTATTACGCAGCAAGTTCGTGCTGCACCACGTAGTCTCTGCACGTTCCAGTCGCGCTCGACTGGCTTCGCTCAGGATTACCCTCGCCTTGACGTTAGGGCTTCCCTGAATTCACCCGGTTCTCACTGGCCGGTTACCCGACCAGGTGACAACTCTATTGCTTATGCGGTAATCTTCGGCTAGTGGACCGATAACATGAAACCAGTTCCAGTGCCAGGTTTTCCCGGAGTCCTGATCGACGAGTCGGCCAGGGTCTATCTCCAGGGAGACGCTGGGGTCACAGAATTAAAGGTCAGCCAATCCAGCACTTACTGCAGGGTGTCACTGCCCTGCGACTGCTCTAAGCGCCGCATGCATGTTCACGTCCTTATGGCCATCACATTCCTGGGGCTAACTCTTGATGAAACGGGCTGCAGCTCAGATAGCTTGCAGGTCGACCATATTGATGGCAATAAGCGGAATAACCGTCTTAAGAACCTAGAGGTTGTGACCAAACAGGAAAATCTGCGCCGAGCGTGGGCTGCAGGCGCGTACGCGCGCAATGGTTACGCCAGCAAAGGCCGGCCCAAGCCATCTTTGCAGCGCTTCAACAGTGAGCAGGTCCAGGACATGCGTCGATTGCGAGAAAGCGGTCTCTCATACAGAGCGATCGCGGCTCGGTTCAAGTGCGACCATAAAGCTGTCTATCGGATCCTTCGCGGAGAGACTTACCGGCAATAAGCCGTTATCAATCCACATGGGATGAAACGCTCCAAATTGTCGAGGTGCGAGAAGGCGCGCGAAACGCCTCCATGGGCTTACTATAGGGTTAGTTTATAGGGAGCAATTTTGGACGCCGCAGATGTCCGCGGCCTGCTGGGTTTACTGCTGGCTGATGGCAGTCTTGTCCGATATCGCAGTCCCAGCGGGGGGTATGTGCAACTGACCCTGACAGCAGGCGCCAAGGAGTCAGCGTTTCTCGAGGAGAAGGTCGCTGAATTTCGCCAGTTTCTGCCGACCGAGGCGCAAATTGTTCCCTATAAGACCACTCCGCGCGCCAATGGTCGCTCGACCCTGGTGCTGCGCTTTCGAGTCTCGACCACCAAGCTGCGGCTGATTTACAACCTGCTCTACCCGGGCGGTGAGCGGCGCATCACTTCGACGGCGCTGGAGATGCTGGGCGCGCGAGCAGCGGCGTGGCTTTGGGCGGAGGGCGCCCGGGTTTGCCGCGATGGCTCCGTCGAGCTCACGCGGGTCGGCGGTGATGAACACGAAGCGACCTTGGTGCAGCAGTGGCTGGCCACGCTGACCGGCGCCCACTCCGAAGTGTTCGCAGAGCGGGTCCGCCCCCGCCTGCGCTTTTCGCATGCTGAGGCCCGCAAAATCCGCATCGCCCTGCTGGATTACGCCCCCCTCAGTCGCCGTTATCTGTTCACCGAAGAATCCTGGGATGTCAGCACCATTCGTAGTGCGCGCACTGAGCTTCAGTTTGGTGAAGGGCTCGCTTCGCCTCAAGGGAGCGCGGAAGCGCCCCTGGCTTGAGATCCGTCGACCGGAAACCGAGCGCGGCGAACTGAGCTGGCAATTGCGCTGCCTGCAGGAGTTACACGATGGCCCTCTGGAGTGGGTCCGGGATCGGGTGCCCTCCGACGGCTTCTATGACATACACCGCCTGCGCATTCATGGCGAGGGGCTGTACCGGGCCTATGAACTGCTCTGTCCGCGAGACGAGCGCCAACTGACTCCTGAACTGCTGGACCTGCTGGGCGATCAGGTTCTGGCGGTGTTGTGGAGCGATGTCGGCAAGTGGAGCCGTCACCGGATCGCCTTCAGTGGCGGGGCAGTCACCGGCGAGGAGTGGTCCCTGTATGACGGGTGGCTGCGGGATCGCGGCTTCTCGCCCAAGCTGTGGTGGAACCACGGCACCCCCTGCCGTGTGCGCCTGGGCCCGATGGATTCCGGTCGGTTCAAGGAGAGCGCGGCACCGCACCTGCACTACCTGCAACGGCGACGATTGCTGTCAAGATTTGCACAGGCGGTAAACTAGAGATTGCCCCGAAGAAGAACGGCGTCAGGGGCAGCTGCACACCAGGAGCCCGGATTTTTGCCGTTTCCCTGGGCTGGAAAGTGATCCGCCATGCGTCTGATCAGCGTGTGGCGGCGCCTGGTCGCGATTCGTCTAGCATTGCTGCATCGTCGCGGGCATTATATGGCTCAACAAGGCGACAATCAGCGCTTGCCTGATACAGACACGGCTACGGACGTGCAACGCGTCACGCATCGGGAATCGCTTGTTTGCGAAGATTCCGCAATGCGCCGCAAGTTTCTTGATTTCTGCGAGGAGCAGCCGTCAGCTCCTGAATGTCTGCTGTACGAGGTCTAATGGCCGTCGCCCAGTCCGATACCTGGAACAGCCTGCGCCAGAGCTACGGCGGCAGCGATTCCACGCTTCCTTCATTCCTGCGTCCGTACTACGTTAAATACAACGCTGTCAGCAAGTCACGCGATCTTGGTAGCGGCGAGATCCTGATTGCGGATCTTTCAGGGGACCTCGGCGCAGAAGGCGGCGCCAACACGCTCTTTTTTAAGGTCACCCTTCCACGCGAACTCGAGCTAAGGGTGATCAAGCGCGGTACCGGTAGCTGGACCGACAAATACATCCGCGTTGGCGTCCTGGATAGCGAGCGGCGCCAGGTGCAGCTCAGCGATGACGGCTACGCATTTCAGAACGATATCCACAACACCGATACTGACGAGTCCCTTGCGCGGATGCCTGGAGGTGTGTACTACATCACCGTCTCCAGTAACCAATGGCAGCGCTTGGAGTACGCCATCTCCGTGTTCGTTGGGCGTTACGCCTTGCTGAGTGGCGCGGCATCCGGAGCTTTCAGCCCTAGCGGACGCTTCCCTCTGGCCAAAATCGCCGGCGCCGCCCGCGGTGACGGCCTGCCCGAGGGAACCCTTCTGAACCCGAACAAAATCAAGCGACTTGCCAACTCGGCGGTCATGGGTACCGCCGTGCCGACGCTGTCACTGGCCATTTTGCGCGGGGCGGCAGTGGGGCGACTCTTCCTTGACGGCCGCTTAAAGATGACGTGGAAAGTGACAGGCGCCGCAGGGGGCTCTGATGCCACCACAGGCACCTTGAGCAGCGAGGCGCCCTATGGCGGCGGCTACGGCTATTGAGCACGGAAATCTGATTTCTAGAATGATGCAATCGTGTCATTCGCTCCCAATCGGGTATGGCGTTTTCTCAGTATCTAGCCGACAAAATTCTGGTCTGGATCAAGGGAACGACCTTCCCCACCGCGCTCTCTAACGTCTACATCAGCCTGCATAATGGCGATCCCGGGACCGCCGGTACCGCCAATAACGTGCAGCTAACCGTGACCGGTAGCGCCAACCGCACGACTGTCGCCACGAGCACCTTGAGCACCGTCGGCTCCGCTACAGGCGGGGGCTTCCAGGTGACCAACAATAACTCGGTGCAAATCACTACCAACGCCTCTGGTGGTGCGACTGTCACCTACTTCGGAGTGTGGGATGCCGTGACTGCCGGCAATTTCCTGGCATCCGGTCAGCTGACCACCGCCGTTGACGTCGTCGCCGGTGACACCGTTCAGTTCAACGCCGGCGCGCTGGCAATCCGCCTGGTCTGATGGCAAAGGTGAAGAAGTCCCCAACTAACGTCATCCACAAAGAGCCCGTGGAGAAGACGACACGCCAGGGCAATGGTCGACGCAGCAAGCCCAGCCACGGTCGCAAAGCGCGTCGCGGCCAAGGCAAGGGCTGATCAGGCCAGATCAACGGTTAGCTGGTACTTCGTTGAGGAGTGTCCCAACCGCTCGACGACCACCCACAGTCGATCACCCGCTGCCAGCGAAAACGGTCCGAGGGCGACAGACGAGCGTCCATTAGCGGGACGCTTGCGACCAAGGCACGTCAGCGCGGCGCTGGGCGTTGCGATGCCTCCAGCTTGCTTGATAACGGCGATGTCACCGACTTCGCGATGGCTCGCCGTAAAACCGCTTTCACTGAAGGGGCTCAGCGTAATTGTGTAGGAGCCGAGACTGGTCCCGGTGCCCGCATTGTTGATCTCATACTTGTCAACAGTGCCGCGAATCCCGCTAAGGGTCGAGAAGTCCGACTTGTTATCACCAGATCGCGGGCCAATCAGCTGAGCGGGGCCAGTGACAACACGCTTGCTGTTGATGCCCTTGCGGTTGATTTTGTCGATGACCGCCATGTCAGCCAGTCCGATCTAGGTGCGATCAATCAAGTCTAACGAGGCTCAATAATCCCAAACCGCTGCAGGAGAAACGCCTGCGCGGGGGCAGAATTTACCTCCGTTGCGCGTATCGATATGGATGAACCCCTTGGGCCTGCCATCGCCATAGCCGCCGCTCCAGCGCTGCACAAGCCACTGGTGGAATTTCTGCAGGGATTCACCGATCGGGTAGATGTCCAGGGCCATCCCCTTGACGTGATAACTGCCCGGCACTCCGCCCACCTGGCTATTGATCGGCTCCGGCCGGTAGCCGCTGGTGACACCAAGCGGCCCCGACCAGGCCTCGCGGATTGCGTCGAACTCCTTGCAGATCGCCAGGATGGCCTTCTCCTCCGCGCTGCCAGATGCGGGCTTGCGGCGCGCGTCGTACTGCAGCACCTCGCCAACGGTGATGTACTTGCCGGCCGGGGCGGCAAAGTCGCTCCAGTTGACACTGGCCGGCTTCTGCGGGGCGGGCTTGGCTTGCTCCTCGAGCCAGTGCGGCATGTACGCCGCCCAGCGCTCGCCCTCGCCGTTGAGCGTGAACCAGACATGGCTGTCGGCGGGGATCTCCTCGACCCGGCTGACCGCCAGCATTGCGCCCTTGCTGATCGGGTACTTGCCGGCCTCTGAGAGGTAGCGGCCATCAATCGGGGCTTTCTTGAGCAGCGTGTCCTGCTGGGCGATGAATTTCATGGTTCCGCTGTCCTCCTGATTCCAGAGTTCGGCTTCCTGGCGGCGGCGCTCCACCAGGCCCGGCAGCGTGCGGCCGCCCGCCTTGACGTACAGCGCCAGGGCCTGGGCCATCTGCTGATAGACCTCAGGCCGCCGCGCGCCGTCGCGCAGCACGCCCGTGATGGTTTCAAAGCCCGGCGCGCCATAGAACTTGGCCCCCAGATTCCAGGCAAAGCTGAGCAGCACCGCCTGGCGCCTGGCCCCGAATGCACCCCAGCCCGGAATCGTCTCCAGGACGGGGATGTACTGCTTGCTCAGCAGGTCCTCCAGCATCGTGCGGCAGATCCGTGCATCGCAGACATCACCCATCCGCACGGGATCGCCGCTGGGATAGCGGGTGATACCCGCGCAGATCGTTGGTACGCCGATCGGATCGAGGTAGGCCTCCTCCTCAATCCCCTCGAAGCGCTCAATCAAAGACGCCGCGCTCGTCAGCGTCTGGGGATGCGTCGCCATAAATGCCCGCAAAGCGGCGTGTGGACTGGGCCATGGGCTCGCGCCCTTCCATCATCTCCACGGCTACATGCTGGGCCGCCGTGTCGCTGTAACCCTTGGAGCGCAGCAGCTCGTACAGATCAAAGAACGCGTCAGTCTGGGACTCGATGGCATTCCCATCGACCAACACCTCCGCGGCGAGATGCTGCGCGGCGCCACGAGGAATGCCCTGGCCGGTGAACTGCCGAGCCAGGGCATTGTAGATCCCGGGGCTACCGGCCAAACGCATTCACGTTTTCCGCAGTAGACCCAATCTAGCGACAGCAATTCGCTTGATTACATGCCGATTGCGGCTGCAATCCCATCGGCGGTGCCAGCACCCATTGCCAACACACCTTGGTAGCCAGGCAGTTGCCCGCCAGACAAGGCAAGCACCGCGGCCTTGTGCTTTTGCAGCGTGGTCGCCGCCAGCGACTGCTGGGCGGTAGCAGCCCCACGGAGGCCCGACAGGGCTTGCGCCTGCGTGGCTGGGGCCATGGCGCCCGCCTTGGCGGCCTGCTGCTGCATCGCCTGCTGCAGCTGCAGCTGCGTCGGGCCCGCAATAAGGCCCTGGGCCTCGGGGTTGAAATAGGCCGGCATGCCGCCGGGCGGAACGGTCGGTCGGGTCATAGGAAGTACCCCCGCATGGCGGGGGCATGAGAACGGCAGGGATCAGCCTTCCGAGACCAGCACCTTGCTGCGCAGAGCCTCAGGACTGGCCTGCGAGAGGAGCTGCCAGGCGGCGGCGGGGTTGCGATCGCTCAGCTGGGAGAACATCGCCCAGAAGTCATCGCCACCACTGGCGGCCTGCACGTCGGGGGCGGGCATATCCAGCTGCGGGCGCTGATAGGTCGGAGCAGGAGGAGCAAAACGCTGCTCGCCGGCGGCCACTTCAGCGGCGAGGCGATCGTTGGCGGTCTCCGTCGGGTAGGGACCCTCGGGACCGAAGAAGTCGTTGACGTAGTTCGCCAGCAGCTCGGGCTGGGTCAGCAGCGTGTGATACGCGGCGTTGTCCTCCGCAGCGGCGTTGATCACCGTGTGGGAGTTCTCCAGCTGCCCCTGGATCGTCTGCAGCTGGGCAGCGATCTCAGCGGTCTGACGGGCCTGAGCCAGCAGGGCGTCCTCGACGACACAGGCGTAGCGGTTCAGCAGAGCGGGGGCCTCGGCACCGAAGTGCTGCAGGACCTCAAGACTTTCGCTGCTGACGTTTTGCAGATACTCGTCGCTCGCGGCTGCGCTCGACTCGCTGCTGTAGCTCGGGGCCTGTGCCGGCATCGCCGGGGAATAGGCCTGCGTTTGTGGGTACGTTGAGGTCAGCGGCGCCATAACGGACGGAGCCGCCTGGTAGCTCACCGGTGCCTGCTGGTAAGCCGCCGGGGTAGGGGCCACCGGTTGGGTCGCCGGCGAGGCGTACGCCTGGGGCTGGGAGGGCTGCGTCGCGTTCAAACTGGCGAGGAGCCCCTGGTACGCCGCCTGCCAGGGGTTGGCCTGAGGCACCGAAACCGGCGCTTCCGGGGTATAAGCCGGAGCCGAAGTCGTCGGGTACGAAGCTGGGGCCGCCGGCGTCGCCTGCGGGGAGGCCACGGTCGGCGCGGCCACGCTGGATGGGATCGAGGGCTGCGGGGTCGCCACTGCCGTCGCCATCGCTGTACTGTCCTGCATAGGTCAGCTCTCGCTTAAGGAATTCAAGAGCCCGGTAGACGTAGGGCGTCAGATCGAGCTTGGGGTCCGCCAGCAGGGGGAGGTCCGGAGCCTGCGGGTGGGGGATCTGTCGCATGTTCTGGATCAGCGACAGGAAGGTGCCAATGCTTTGCTGCGTGGCTTGCGCCATCCGGAATGGATAGCCACTGAGCATTGCGCTTCTCTCTTCGTCGGTTTTATCCGGGAAGAGATACCTCAGGGCCTCGATGCTGTTCACACCGAGTTCCTGCAGGTTGCGCACGACAATGCTTGAGTTCAGTATATCTTCCGTGGACTCCTCAAAGACTGGCCCTTTCCAGCGCCACTCAATGCGGCGGTCGCCGTCGGGGATCAAGCCGACCACACCGGGCGGCAATTCGCGGTTCTGAACAGCCTCGCGAATCTTCGCCTCCAGCGCGTCATCAAATTGCTGGCGCGTCTGCCGAAAGACCTCCAGCGCCTGCTCAAATTGCGCCTGATCGGGGAACTCCTCGCGGATCGGCGGCGGCGGCGGCTCCAGGCCGATCGCGGCAGCAAACGACTCGCGGAAGATCCGCTCCTCCTGGTAGATGATCAGCCCCAGCAGCTTGCACAGGCCGTAGGTCAGCAGTCCGCGGCACTTGCGCGATGCCGTGGTGGACGCGCGGCCAAACAGCGACTTGATTTCGTAGGCCGTGGCGCCGGCGCTCACCCCCAGCTCATCCACGCCGCCGAGGGCATTGCGCAGCTCCTCGCGATACTGACGGGCATAGAGGTTCTGATCACCGCTGACCGCATCAGGTGTGATGTAAGCCACGCGATCGGTCGCCTCGATGTTGGCGATGATCCGCGGCACCTTCACGCCACCACCACCGCCGCCAGCACCCATCGGCATGCTCACCCGCGTCGAGGGACGGTTGGCGGCGTAGAACCCAGCCTGCGAGCTGATCGTCGGCCGGAACTCTTCGCCATCGCCCGACTCCACCAGGTCCTGCTTGGGACGACTGGAGACCAGCGTCGGATTGCCGTAGAAGGTGATGTTGGCGCGGATGTTCTTAACCAGATCGTCGTGGGTGACGATGTGATCAGCTAGCCAGTCGAACTCCCCGGTGGCATCCATGCCGGTGGAGCGCATCGTATTAAACGCCTCCACCGCCGGGATGAAGCCGAGGCTGTTGCGCAGGGCGCGGGTGCTGTTCGGCGCGTAGTTCAGGCTCTGGATGCCGACCTCAAAGCTCGGCTTCTCGGTGGTGATCGACTCCTTGATCACATCACGCCGCACCTGCAGCTTGACGTAGCGGATCGAGCCGCCGTCGCTTGGCATCGCCCCGACCGAGCCCAGGGTGTCGCGCACCGTGAAGCTATAGATCAGCTCCACCTCCTCAAGCTCACCGGCGGGGTCGTAGTAGGCGCGGTAGTTGTCCTTGCTGAACCACATCAGCCGGTAGCTGTCGCGCACCGGCCGGAAATACCACAGACCCTTGCCGTCAATCAGGAAGTCATCAATGATACCCTCCAGACGTGCGTCGATCTCGTTCTCCTCGATCAGCGCAGCCAGGAAGGACTTGCGGAAACCAAAGGTGTCCTGCGACGGGTAGAACTCCAGCCCCTGGCGCAGCATGAACATCCGCATCTGCGTCAGATGCGAGTTCACGATCATCGTGTCAGTTCCGCTGCTCCCGTCCCGCTTGCGGGCGGCCTCGAGAATGCGGCGGAAACGCTCAGTCTTGGGCTGGCTCATAGGCCTATGTTAGGTCCACTCCACCTGGGCGGCTCCGCGGCGCATGAGCCCTTGAACCACGATATTGAGGCTGTCGGCACAGTCATCGTGCGGGCTGTGGCCGAAGTTGGTGATCTCGCTGATCATGCAACTGAAGTCGCGATACTTGTTGAAGATGATCTTCTTGGCCTGAAACAGGCCCAAGATTCCGCGCAGCCTGGCCAGCTTGTCACCGCGGAATCCCTTGACCGGCGAGACATTGAGGTTGTAGAGGCCCCACTCGTTGAACAGCACCCGCTTGAGATCCCCCTCAAAGCTCTTCTGGTACGCCACCACCTCCGGCCAGATCGTCACCGGTGAGTTGGTCGGGAAATACTGCCCCTGCTCATTGGTCGCCAGCAGATTCCACTCCAGCAGCAGTTCGCACAGGGCCTCGATCTTCTCGATGTTGCCCATCGAGCGCATGCGCCGGTAGTCGATCACATAGCACTTGTCATCGACCCGCCCCGCCAGGGTGAACACGGTCCAGTCGTTGCGCTCGCTCATGCCCGCCGAGAGGTCAATGCCAACGCCGACCATGTCGTAGACGTCGGGCACTTCACCGCGCACGAACAGCTCGGGGCTTACCCCCAGTTCGGTGGAGCGCACCGGCTGGTTGAGGTACTGGTACGAGAAGGCGATGCGGTCGTCCTGCTGCAGCTTGAGCAGGTACTTGGTCGACCACATTTCCGGCCAGTAGGACTTCGGGCGGCCGTCATCGTCGTACTTCAGCGCCGACTGGGTGATCACCTTCCAGCCCTTCTGCTCGGTAAACGTGGTCGCGAACAGGTCGTCGAAATGGAAGCGCGTACCCAGGGCGATAACGCGACCGCCCTGGAAAATTGTTGGGACGATAACCGTATTCCAATTATTTGTCATTTCCTCGCGAATCTGTGGGTTCGCGATACTCGCCGACGATTTGATCGCATCGTCCACGACAACCAGGCTGGATCGCTTAGACGTGATCGTACCTTTGAGGCCTGCGCACGCGATCGTAAACGCGTCTTCACCTCGGACGTCGATTTCGGCAAAATCCCAGTCGATACTCCATAACTCGTCCGATGTCCTGACCTTTGAAAGCCTGACGCAGGGGAAGATCTCCTGGTATTCCTTGGTAGAGATCAGGTGCTTGATCGCGGCACTCTTGCCCCTGGCTACGTCCTGGTTGTAGGAGACATACAGAATTCGAAGCAGTTTCCTTGAGAGCGCATGCCTGCCAATTAGCCACGCCAGCAACAGCGCTGCGCTTGTCGACTTTGCGGAATTCTTCAGGCTCAGATAAGAGCCACCAATAAAGCGCTCGCTCTCATGCTCGATGCTGATGCACCGCACAGGGCGTCTACCGACCGAGCGGATGTCTGTAATCGCCCTTACTAACGCGCCAGCGCCCTGCGCGCCTTCGCCCGTGCCATAGCGTTCTCGCTTGCGAGCGATATAAAACGGGCTTACCCCAGGCGGCAGAACGGCATTGAGCCCGTAAAGCGTCCGCGCCGGCTTGCGATCGCCACTGGGCAACGTATAGCCGCCTTCCCGAGGGGCGTTGATTTTTGCCAATCCTCCCAATGACCTGACCAGTTCAGCGACATCCTCCAGAAGCTGCTCCGACGTTGTCGAGAAGCTCGCACCAGATCGCCTCGAGCCAAGACGCGCGCAACCATCGGTATCCATCAGCCCCTGCAAAAGTGCTTCCCTCTGCCGTACAGAGCCATGCAGATACTGCCGAGGGATGAACTTCTCACATGAACCCTTACCCGAGAGCCCTAGAAGTCGCAGCGCTTGCAGGACAGGGTTATTCGTCTGCCCCTTACGAGCGCGAGTGCCCTGATATTCAGGCTTGATCCCAATCATCCAATCTCCGCGCCTTCCAGACAACGCAACCAAGCGACAGGCGTCGGGCAGTGCCTTCTGCACTCGATCCGTCATGTCAGGTTCATCCTTGAAAAAGCGAACCAACCCGGGGTCCCCAAGGGATCCATCGCCAATCAGGACTCCAAGAATGTATGGGTCGATCGGCAACTTTTGCTCGGGATACTCCGCAGGCGAAGCAATTGGCACGCAGTAGCGCGGCCTTGACCGACCGGCGATCCACGGCCTCTCCCCATTACGCGCTTGCCGCACCCTGCGCTGACCATTCGCGAGCGGCTTGCCAGGCAGAGGGACGAATGACCTTATCTCCTGAAGCGTGACAGTCCGCCAACCCTCTGCGCGGATACCGTACGCCCTGACGTCCCAGCGATGACTATCGTCACAAATAACCTTTGTCCCATCGGAAAAGGTGACTTCGTAACACTCGGTCTCCGGGTAATCCCAAGTCCCTAAGACTCGAGTTACAGAGCCATCATCCGCGTAGACAGCATCACCGGATCGAATCTCAGACAGAGCTCGCCAGCCCGACGGGGTTGCGACTGGGGTCGCCGGATCCAATGGCCCCCTGGGGCTCAGGATCACGGTGTTAGCGCCAGCTACGTCCGATAGGTGCTCGTTGCTCTGCCCCGTAACCAGAGCTTTATGCCATTCCTTCATGTGCCGGGCAGGCGGCTTGCCCATCAGCTCGCAGAAGTAGCCGAAGTTGTCGCGCGCCTTCAGGACATGCGGCGATTCGACGACGATCTCCGGTGGTTTGGTGATCCCTTGCGCCGCCAGCTGAGCACTTCGCCGGCGTGCCAGGGCGATCGAAGCGCCTGCCATGGCATCAATCTACCGGTTTCGCCTTAGTCCGTCCTACTTCTCCGATTCCAGCTGCGCCCAGACTGACTCAAAGGCCATGTCCAGCGCGGGCATCACCACCTCGTTGTCCTTGAAGGTGCTCCGCAGGGCCCGCATCGCCATGTCAGCGCCGGCCAGCACCAGACCGCGGCGATCGGTGGTGCGGTTCATGCGCTCGATCTCGCTGACGTGACCGCGCAGTTCCTTGGAGAGCTGGGCAATCCGACTGGCGGCGGCGTCCGCCTTGATCAGATCGGCCTGCACCTGCTGGCGCAGATAGTCAATGTCAGCCTCGAGTTTGCAGATCTCAGCCAGCAGCAGCTCGCGCCGGTTGAGCTTCGGGTAGTTCTTGCTGACCCACCTCTCCAGCGCCGTGAAGCTGTCCTGGTAGCCGAGCACGCCGGCATACAGCCAGATCTCGTAGACCGAGTAGGTGTGCTCGACGTAGTTCAGGAAGCCCTCGCGCCGATCGCTATCCAGGGCTGCCAGGAACTGGGGGACCGGTCCGTCTGTGTTGATCGCCATCAGCCGTAGAAGCGGGCGCCCTGACTGCGAATCGCTCCGCGGGCATCAGCGCGCAGCCGCAGGGTCTGGTTGCCCGTCTCCTGCAGGTTCAGCCGCTCCTGCTCTCCCTGGGTTTGCGTGAGCAGGCGGGACTGCTGCCCCTGGGTTTCGACGGTCTTGCGCTGCTCCTCGCCCTGCTTGCCGTAAAGGTTGCTGGTGATGGCTCCCTCCGCGCCCATCAGCTTGAGCGTGTTGCCGGTCTTGAGGTTCTCCAGGCCCTGCTGATAGGTACCCAGGGAGTTCAGGAAGGCATCGTTGTACTGGATGGCCAGGCCGGTATTGGCCGTGGTGCCATAGATGTCGCCAATCTTGCCGGCAACGATGCCGCCAACGGTCTCGTTGTCCTTGTACTTGTTACCGAAGTCGACCAGACCCTGAATACCTGTATTGACCATCTGGCCGGGAATGGAGCCAAAGCTGTAGCCCGTGCGGCCTCCGCCCTGGCTGCTGATCTGCGGACTCGAGCCGGGACCTGGCTGCGCGGCCGGCTTGGCGACCTGGGCGCTGGCGTACCTCTTGACCTGCTGGCGGCCCGCCTTGGTTTGCGCGGCTTTCTTGACGGTCGTGCCCAGAGCCGTGGCGGCTTGCTGGTACGCCGTGTTGTTGCGGAAGTTGGCGTAGGAACCCATGGCAGGCCTCAGGCGAACATCGAGGCAATCACGCCGGCAGCGCCGAGGATGTTGCCGAACATCTGCTGCGTATTGGCTTGCTGCAGATACTTCTCTTGCAGGGCGCGATTCTTGTCATCTTGACCGCCTGCAAATGCCAGGACCTGCTTCAGGCGCTCGGCGTCGCTCTCGCCGGCCAGCCACTTCTCGTGATCTTGGAACGCCAGCTGGTGTTGAAGCCGCTCATTCGCGCGAGCCTCCTGCTCACTGGACTTAGCCCCGATCAGCCGTGTCGCTGCATCAGTGTTCTGGCCGATCATGATACCCCGGCCCTCGAGCTCGGAGCCAGCGCCAATGGTTCGCAGGCGCTCGTTATTCTGCAGCCCCTGCAGGGTGACATTATTGATGCCCGTCTGCAGCGAATGCGAGCGCGCTTGCTCCAAGCTCTGATCCGTGACCGGTTTTGGGTCTAGCGACTTCTTGTACAGCTCCCAAGCTTGTGCATCAATACTGCCCGGCACGGGAGTGCCAGTCAGGGCGCCCAGAATCCGCTTGCCAATTGCATCAGATGCCTGCGACCAAAACCCACCAGTCGGCTGACTTGTCACAACGGGTGCTACTACCTACACCCATGCTAAGTGCTTAGCCGAGGCCCTGCCCCAGCTGCTGAATAACACCGGCGCCGTAACCGCGACTGCTGGCAGTTCTCTCTCCGCGCCGGGCGCCCTGGTATCTCAGGAAGTTATCCAGATTCTGGTACAACGCCAGGGGGTCTGTACTTTGCATGCTCGGCAGAGATAATCCTGCGCCACCACCAAACAACTGCCCAGCCATCCGGCCGATTCCCGCTCTCCGATTGGCGCGGCGGGTCAACTCATTCTCCCGGGCCTGGGCATCGAGGAGGTCCTTCTGACGTGTGGCCGCGCCGAACTCAGTCAGCCCCTGCTGGGCCATCGCCAGGCCAATTGAGGCGTTTTGGATATTGGCCTGCGTCAAGGCTTCGGTCATTGCCGTGTCCTTGACGAGCCCAAAGCCCGCAACGGGAGCGACTGGCTGAAAACTCGCCAGATACGTGTCCGCGACGCCCATGGTCAGCCCATGCCTCCCAGTACAGCTTGCGTGGTGGCCAGCTGCTGCTGAGCGCCAGCATGCTGCTGCATCAGGAACGCCTGCGCCATGTTCTGCCGCAGCTGCGCATCGTTCTGCAGTGCGGTGAGCGCCTTGGCACGTGCCACCTCGTTCTGCAGTGCCACCTTGGCTGCCATGTCCTGAACCGGCAGCAGGGTCTTCATGCGCTCAGCCTCAAGACCCATGGCAACGCGCGCCTGCTTCTGGGCGTCCCGCAATGCCTGATCCGTGGGCGAGCCCTCCACCAGGTCTGCCGCGAAACTCGCCAGACCTTTACCGGCCTCGCCGCCAAGTGCACCACCCAAGGCGCCACCCACGAACGTACCGACGGGACCCAGGAAGGAGCCAGCCAACGCCCCCAAGGCGCCACCACCAATAGTGCCAGTTGCCATGCCGCCGGCTTGGGCCACATTCCGCCCCGCCGATTCGTTGGGGTCATTGAGCTCATTGGCTGCCGCAATCAGCGCTAATACCGAACCCAGCCCAGCGCTCGCGCCACCAATGCGCCCCATCCGCAGCGCCTTAGTGTCCGGATTCATCAGGCCCATGGCTATCAGCGGCTTTTCCGCTGCCTTCCGGATTCCCTGCCTGCCCCCCTGCCCGAAGGGATTCCATCCACCGGCGGACGCTGCCGCGGCAGTCACATCAGCGGGTGATGGGCCCTGATCTTGCGGGGCATAGGTATCGGGAACCAGAAGTCCGCCGCCCGCATCGATGTATCTGGCCATTCCCGCCGGGAGGAATTACTACTGCCTTGATTCTAGAAGCCGCTTTCTAGCTGCTCTTGCCTGGCAAGTTCCACATAACGCCCCAACACTTCAAGGTCAATCATTAACGCACCATTCACCTCAACCACGGCATCAGGGAACACCTCTTGCACCTGTTGCGCCGAGAATCCACCTCGCAGTGCTCCGCTGGGGTCCAGTTCGCGCCGATAGCGAAATTGCAGCGGTGTCAGGCGACGCACCCTCTCAAGAATGCTCACGCAGCCCCTTGACGGCATAGGCCAGCTCGCTCAATCGGTCGCCCGCTGGAGCGAACGCCAGCGGCTGCATGTCCTCCTTGCAGCGCTCATCACACAACGCCAGGGCCCCGCCGAGCACTGTTCCGACCGTCGAAAGAATGCCGCTGGTCATGCTGCCCTGCGAACGAGTCCGGGCGGCTTCCTCCATCGCATCCGCCTGGCGCCGCGCAGCGCCCACTTCGCCGATCGCGTTCACAGCGCTGCCGGCCATGCGACCTTGGGCGGCTGAATTTAACTGGGGCGTACTGCCGAGTATCTCACTGGAATCGCGGTCGATGCCGCCGAGCATCGGCTGCACCTCAGCCTCCTGGGCGCCGCTCGATCCACGGGCGCTGACCAGGCGCACCGGCTGGAAGGTGGGGGTCTCAAAGTCCCACCCTGAGTTCTGCAATCTTGAGCCGGCGAACCTAGTCACGGTGCATCACCATCAGTAGAGCTTGTACTGGGCTCCCATGAGAGCTCGCTCGCCAGCGGTGGCGTTGGCGGCGTCAATAGCGGGAGCAGCTGGTTGACCGCTTCCCATGGTCGGACGCATGGCCATGCCTCGCATGGCGCCGCCGGCAATGCTGCCGAGCCCGCTCAAGGCTCCGGTCAGGATCGAACTGTTGGCATCCGTCCGCGCAGCAGCGACCTGCGCATTGGCCAGGTAGTCCGCCGCGCGCATCCGGGCCATCGAGGCCAGGCCTTGATCGGCCATGTTGTAGCGCTGCTCAAAGTTCAGCGCCGCATTGGTCCCCAGTTCATTGCGACTGCGGACATCGTCAAAACCACCAACCCCGGTAAAACGTGCCATGCCTGATTACACCGGCGCCGGAAGTGAAGTCTGCTCGTCTACGGCTGGTTCAATCTCAGCCCTGCCCTTGAGGGCGCGACGGATTGATTCTAAGAGCTGACCAGTCACGGCAGCGCCGGTTAGTCCAATGCTGCTGTACGCCAGCGATTGCTTCAGCATTTCGCTGTCAATCTGCCGCTGAAGCCTTTCGCGCACCCGAATCTCTGGGCCCAGCTCAGCTAATGCCTCCTCGTGCTCTAGGCCTTTCTGGCGCAGTTCGCCATAGCGCTCCTTGACACCCTCGCGCGCCGATGCCGCCTGATCGAGCACTTTGGCGTCGCGCAACCTGGCACCCGCCTTCCGGATCCCCATGCCAGCGCCCACGGCAGCGGCAACCGCCGGCAAGATGCCCGTCGCCACCGGAATACTCTTGCCGAGGAAGGTCACCTCGGGGCCTTGAATCCCATCAAGCGTGGCCTTGATCGGCAGGGAGTTGCCGTGCAGGTACGCCTTGTATTGCTCGTACTCACCGCGGGAGACGTCAGGGCGCTCTTTAACAAACTCGTCGTAAGGCAGCAGTGACCCCGTTCGCCCCAAGAAGTAGCGCGACACAGCCTCTCCCAGTGGATCGGCGCTGATCGTCGGGTCCGCCTCGCTCGGCACCGCGGCTTTATATCCGGGCTGCCTGCCAACATTGCCGACCGCCATCGACATCCCGATCACGGCCGGCACCGTGGCCGCCAGGCGCATGCCGCGATTGCGAATCACCGGACCCTTGCTGGACGGATCCCGAAAATCCTGACTGGCCCCATGCACGGCGCTCAAGATCGCCAGCGACGCCAATGCCTGCGGAGCATTCAGGAACCACCAGATATTGCGTACACCGTCTTGAGCGATGTCCCCAGCCGTAACGCCAGCCAGCTGAGCCGCTGCCTCGCGCATCGTGCCCGTCGGTCGGTCAAAGCCCTGCATGTCAGGGACCTGACCGACCCGGGTGGTGCCTAGCTGGACCGCGGCGTCCCCGCCTCGCAGTCGGTCGACATCCATCAAGTGGATCTTTGAGTATCCACCCAGGGGCGCTTCTTGAATCCCCCGCTTGACGTAATCTCCCAGCGAGCGGGGCTTCTGATCCTCCGGCAACAGGTTGATGAGCGCCTTGCCAGCCTTGGTGTCGCCAAGCTTCTGCGGCAGGCGCTGACGGACGTAGTCGAGCAGCGGCGAGCTGCCCAGCATGTCGACCACCGGCGAGGGGTCGTCATATAGCTCGCTTCCGTAGGCGCGAGGGCTGCTACGGAACGCGTAATCAAAGATGTTGCGCAGCTCCTCTGGGCTGGGCTCACGCGGAGTGGTTTGCGCCATCAGACCAGGCCCTGGAAGATCCGGCTATCGATACCGGCTGCATTCAGAGATGGCAGCAGCACGCCGCCACCGCCCGCGATCATCGAGGTCGCCAGCGCCTCCTGCGCGTGGCGCTCCTCTTCTGCCCGCTGGGCCTCTTCTTGCTCGCGCCGCGACTGCCCCTGCAGCGCCGTCTCGTACACCGATGTGGCAATCGGACGGGGCGCAAGCATTGGCAACGGCGCAGCCGCAATGTCGCCCACGGTCATCGCGCCGGCCAGCTTGGCTGCACGCTCCTCGGCCGTAGCAAAGGCATTGCGCGGGTAGATCCGTCCGCCAATCAAGCGGCCGCCCGCGCTACCGAGCAGCGAGCTACCCAGGCCGATCAAGGCGTCCTCCCCGGCCAGGGCCAGGCGATCGGTCACCGAGGTGCCCTCTGGGGCCATTGCGGCGCCGATGACGGCAAAGCCAGCTTCCGGCCCTAGGCGCAGGGCCCATTCACCGGCACCCTTTGGGAGGATCTCCTTGAGGGCACTCAACAGGCGCCCACCGCCCATCGGGAACCGCATTGCCATCACGCCACCTCCTGCTGTGACCCCTGACCGGCCTCGCCGCCAAAGGGCGAGAAGGCCCCGGAGGTCCACTGGCCAACAAACTTCTTCAGGTAGGCCTGCGAATCTTTGTCCTGCTTGTCATTCGTCATGGCGCCAAATTCACCGTTGAGACCCAGATTCCTCGAGATCTCTTCGCCGGCAAAGCGCGTCGGTGTTCCCGCCTCATACCCAAATGTGACAGGCTTTTCGCGGCGCGTCTCCTTATCAAGCAACGCCTGACCCAGCGCGTCACTGATACTGCCCGGATCGCGCTGGCCCAGCGGGAACGCCACTACCCCGTCACCCAAGATGGGGTCAGTCTAACGACGCTATTTGCTGATCACGTTCCGGTAGAAGTTGGCCTTTTTGACCATCTTCTCGGAGTGATTATCCGGGTTGCTTAGCACTGCATCGGCGAACGCCTTACGCCCCTTAGGGCTATCGGCGTGGCCCGCCTTGGTGGCCGCCGCGCTGAACGTGCCGCCGGTGCCGCCCTGGCTGGCGGGCTTACTCATCTTCTGGAACGCCTGGGCTAATCCCTTGGCGCGCTCGCGCTTGCCCTCGCTCATCACGCGCCCCTTGCCGCCTGCGCTCTGCGCAGCAGGAAGTTGCGCGTCCGTTCGGCTAGATCCGGCGTCACGGCAGAGGATCCGCTCCTGAGGCGGTCGGCCAGCAACGCCATGGCGGCCTCCTGCTCGGGCGATCCGACCTCAGCGCTCAGATTGGCGGCCACGCTGCTATAGGGCACCACCTTCCTGGCGCCGCTCTCACCTATGCCCAGGTCGAACGGCTGTTGATACTGCGAGCGAACAGCCTGTCGAGCCGGCGCCACGCCGCGCACGGGTCGACCGGTTCGCTCGGCTTCGCGCTTCCAGGTTTCCAGTCCGGCCTGCTGAGCGGCCACGTTTTGACGATTCTTCGGATTCAGCGGCTCACCCTCGTAGCCACCAAGACCCGGGTCTCGGTTCACGATGGTGTCACGACTTGGCACCCTAATTTGCGCGACTGGCGGATTCATGATTTCGGCCAGCACCTGCTCAGCCGGGCGCCCCGACTGCACTGCGACGCGCGCCGCCAGGTCTGCCATATAAGCGGCCTGGGCATCGCTCTTGTAGGCGCCGGGTTGCAGCAGTGACTTCGCCAGGCCCTGCAGCGTGGCCTCCTTTTCTGACGCCATGTCGGCACTGGTGGGTTCGCGCTTGATCCCAAAGCCGCCGCCGTAGATCACCTCCTGGTCTTCTGGTGCCGCACCAAAATTGCCGTAGCGCCCCTGGCCAGCGCGGCCCAGGGCCTCCAACTCGTCGCCAATTGCAGTGGCGTCGGCGCCCTGGCTCTGCAGACGCGCCGCCACCTGGTTGCGCATGGCCTCGGCCTCGGGGGTGCCCGGATTGGCCAGCACCTCAAACAGACGCTGCACCCGCTCACTGCCTGGGCCGCCAAGCTCATCGAGCAGCTCAGCCGCCCTGGCGCGCGCCTTGCCGCCCACGCCCGTCGACCCCTGCGTGGCGGGCTCAGGGAACAAGTTCACCTCCCGTCCGCCTTGTTTTTCGCGCATCCCCTGCTGCAGGGTCCGTGCCGCATGAGATCCCTCCGCAAACAGCTGCCGGGTTGCCCCCTGCTCGCCCATCGCAGCGGCGGCGCTGAACACCTTGAGGGGGTCAACCGGACCACGGCTTGGAGAGAAGCCCT